CGGTCGGCTGTACCGATTGCAGACGCCCGTCATAGATGCCCATGCCTTGCGCCGTCGTGGCCGCGAGGTAGTTGGTCATCCGCGTGTAGTTGTCGCCGTTGCGCGTGCTGTCCGACGAACTGTTGTGACCGATCCGGCAGCCAAACTGATTGCCTGCGGGAATCGGGTTCGTGATGACGTCGATGCCAGCCTGAGCCAGCGCCTGAAGTTCTGCGCTCGAGTACTGCTGGTTCTGATACGACTTCTGCGTGCCCACCACGCCATACAGCGGCTTGTTCAGCGACGAGTTCTGCGGCGCGAGGTTCGCCAGCACGCCAACGACGTAGCCCTGAGGTGAGATCAGGCGCGTACCGCCATTGACCGGATCAAGGAAATAGACCCAGTCGCCGAACATGTACTTGAACGCGTACGAGTCGATGCCAGCAGTGGCTTTCGTCGTCACCGCGTTGCTGATCGTGTCGCCAGCGGCCGTCGCGCCGATCATGTACGTGCCCTCTGACAGGCCATACGACACCTGCGTCGAGAAGGTCGTCGTGTCCGAGCAATCAACGAGGGCGGCAACCGATGCACCCGTGCCGCGCAACGCATACATGCCCTTGCGCGGGATTGTGTCGACACCAACCAGCACCGAGCCGGTGATCGTCGTCGCGCCGTCCAGACCGCCTACCAGGCTGTACGTCGACAGCGTCGGGGCGGTCGTGCCCGCACCAGCCGTCGCAACGATGATCTGCGAGGGACCGCGCGCACCGACCTGGCCATTGTTGATCGCTGCGGCCATGTTGACCCACAGCGCGTTACCGGAGCCGGTGATGTTGTCGAACACTTCCGGCGTCTGGCCGGGAAGGGTCACGATCGCCTTGTACGAACTCGCAAGCGAGCCGTTGGCGATCTGCACCTGTACCGAGTTGCCGAGCGTGCCGGTGTACTTGGCAGTCGCCGTCAGGCAGGTCGACTGAATGGAAACGGTTGCGGCGGCATCCGTACCATCCGTCACGCGCACGCAGCGGAAGTTGTTGGCGCCCTGCAGGACTGCAGCAGCGACAGCCGTCCCCATGTCGTAAAGACGGTTCTGGATCGCGCCGAAATTGCGGGCGTAATCAGCCATGCTGCCGACGATGGTCGGGGAGTTGACCGGGCCCCACGTCGCGGTACCGACAAAGCCGGCAACGTTCGTGGGAACGCCGTTCAGTTGCGCTACTTGCGGCGCGATGATCTGGACGATCAGGTCCGGCACGATCAAAGCCGTGGTGTTGACCTGCCCGTACTGGACGATCTGTGTCAATTCATGCTCCAGAAAAAGAAAAAGGCCTCACGAGGAGGCCTTCAGGCGAAGCGGGGAGGGGTGTTACTCGGATGCGGCGATCTTCAGGACGTGATGCTCGTTCTCGCCGGACAGGATCTCTTTGACCTTGTCGGCGTCTTTGATGAGTTCGCCTTTTTGGTAGCCACCGAAGGGCTCTTTGACGACCAGATGGAATTCCATGTGTGCCTCAGATGTTGATGGTTGTCGTGTTCGGGTACGTCCCGCCGTTGTAGCCATTCACGCCGACTGCGATGTTCTCGATGACGTCGACAACCTGCGTCGAGGTGTTCGTGATGGTCTCGGCGTATTCGACCTTTGCCATGATGTCGCGCCGGTACAGCAATTCCTTCTGCGGCATGTCGTCGTCGCGTTGACCTTGAACGATCATGCGGGCGGCGCTGCCGTCAGCCAGCGTCAGAAACCGGCTGTTCATCAGTTGCGGTACGATCAGGGAGCCGATCGACTTGCGATTCGCCGGCGTGTTGGTCCAGATGGTGATCTGGAAGACCTGTTCGACGCGGCCAACTTCTGTGACCTGTGAGCCGCTTCCGCCTACGCGCGCCGCGGTGATAGTTGCCGTGGCTGGTAGCGTGATGACAGAGCCAGATGCCGACGTGCCTGGAAAATCGGCGTTGATCAGCGCTGCGAGCGCCGTTGCGATCGTGCTCAGCGTGTCATTCGCGACCGTCTGATAGAGATAGGCTTTCGTGCCGACCAGAATGGCCGTATTCACGCCCGCCGCGACAGTGCCGCCAACCGTTACCGTGTTGGCGTTGATCGTCAGCGTGAGCGCTGGAGGCGTGACGGTGATGTCCAACGGGATCGTCATGTACCGCGTCGTGTTGCGCGATTCCGGGCGCCCGAATACGGTGATGTGGGCATTGCCAGCGCGCAAATCCTTGTCTAGCTGATCCTTGACGGGCCAGCCGCCATACACGCGTGTCTGGATGCCGTTGACGGGAGGCTGGCTGGTGCCGTTAGGGTAGATGACGCCTGCGATCAGCCCTGCGAGGCTATCGTAGACGTCTGAAATGTCAGCCATCGCGGGTATCCATCATGTCTGGGCCGATTGCGCCGTAATGCGCCAACCTAGATCCGTCAATTCAGCGCTCGAAACGACGTAGCGGCGGTTGAGATCGTCCGTGACGATGTCGGAAGTCTCGATTACGACGCCGCTGAACGCGGGCATCAGGATTTGCCACCACGGATTACGCACGTCACCCGGTAGATTGACCTCGTTTTTCTCGCCCTTCGTGCCTTGAAGTACCGAAGCGGGCCAGCCCTGCATCAATGTCGTTTCGCCAGCCGCGGTATCGCCGCCATAGGGCTGCGCACCGAATCCGCTTTGCTGTTGCGGCCTCAGCACATTCAGCGTCCGGTTGCAGTCAACCGCCAGAATCGGCAGGATCGGTTGCATTGCGGCGATGAAGAACGTCTGATCGTTGTTGATCAGGTAGTCGCCAACCTGCGTTTGAGAGCCGTCGACGAGGCAGAACCACGTAGGCTTGCCGTACTTGTTCGGCCTGCCGTAGGTCATGTCCTCAGCGTTGAAAGAGGCGTTCAGCGTGGCGATTGGACCGTTTGAGAACGGATTGATCGCGGAGATCGGGCGGTAGAGGTTGTAGGCGGGGCCAATGCGCTTGGCGGCTTTTGCGTAGCCTGCGTAGACCTTCTTCTGGAGTTTTGCTGCGTCCATAGATCAACCGCGCACAATAGCAGTACCGCCATTGCCGAGTGATGGGCCGGGCGGAATGCCGATGAAGTAGCACATCCGGCGACGCCACATATCGAGCATCTTCTCGCGGTCGCGCATTTCGTTTTTGTTGTGATACCAAACTGCAGCCTGATCGGTATCGAGGTTTTGCGACGTAGTGACAAGGTCGCTCTCGAATTGCGTCAAGTTGGTCAGGTATACAGAAATCAGTGTCGACTCTTCCTCCGGCCGGAGGTTTGTCAGGCGGTGATAGAGCGTCGCCCACGTGCCCGGCGAGACCCATCCATAGGCGAAGTCCCGCGAATTGTCCGCAACCGTGTCAGCAAGCAACGGATAGCCGGCAAACCGCCGTACGTCGGACATTTGCTGATCGGTAAGCATTCGTTACTCCGAAATTTTCCAGCCCAGTTTTTGATGCTCAGTAACGCAATCCGGATGCAGCCGCAACGTCAGCGAGCCATCCGTCATTTCAATCAGGCCATCATCGACGCTTTCGGCATCGGATTGGTCTGCGGCGCGACGCTCGCGCTCAGCTTTGGAGATGTTTGCCATGTGAGGAAGGTAAAAAGGCCCGCAATCATCTGCGGGCCCGTGCGCTCATTACCCGAGCAACAGCGCCGTGTGGCGCGGCTTAATGTTGGCGAAACCATAGGCCAGCGAAACCTCATACCGCACGCGACGGTACTGGAGGTACATCGCGATTTCGAACGTCAGGCCGGTGCGCGGATCGGTGATCAGCATCCGGTCAGCGGCCATATCGCCTTCTTCCGGGAGGGCCGGAACGCGGGTCGCCAGAATGATCGCCGAACGGCTGAACGCGAAGTTACGCGTTGCCGTTGCAACCACCGTCACAGCAGCGCTCGAGAGCGTCGTGCGCAGGCCCGGATCGACCAGTGTCAGCGTGCCCGAGGTCGAAGCGCCCAACGTCAGCGCAGCGGCAGCGACATACTTGTTGGTGTCGCCCGCGAAGGTCACCACGTCGCCCGCCAGGATCGCGGTTGCGGCGCCAGCAGCGGTCGTGATCGTGACCGACGCCGAGCCCTTCGAACCCGAGGCAGTGACGGTGCCCGTCACCGAGCCAGCAGCGATTTGCTGGACGCCAGCCGATTCGCGCAGCGAGAAGCCGTGAATCTCGAGCAACGTACCTTGCGCGCGGACGTCGGTCGTGCCAGCTTCATTGGCTTTCGTCAACTGGGCGAGCGAGCGAACCTTGGCGCCGGCGGTCGTGTCGATCACCAGTTGCATGTCGCTCATTGGCGCGCCGTTGTCAGCAAGAATCTTGCGGACGTTGGCCGGGTCGCTGAGGTCAGTTGCGAACGGGGCGGCGCCAGCCGTACCCCATGCGCGCGATGCGCTGACGGCCAGGCCGCCGACAGCCGCTTCAATTTCGTTGACCAGCGTACGCATTGCCTGCGCGATCTGGTCACGACGAATGTTCGGATAGCCGGGGCCCGAGTTGACGCCCTTTTGTTCTTCGCCCGACCAGCGGAACGGAACGGTACGCGACTTGGAGATCGTAATCGGCGTATTGCCGATGATCTGATCGCCGTCATCGGGCGGCAATTGACCCGGCGTCACGTCTTCAGCGGCAGCGGCCGGCGTGATCGGCACGCGAACAGCCTGGTTCAGAGCTGCACGGGCAGCCGATGCGTCGAGCGTGACGGAGGGGATGAAACCCGACAGTTCGCGCGAGACAACGTCAAGCGCTTCGTACAGGTCGGGTACGAGGGATGTAAGCGTATTCGCCATGATTTCCTATCAGTCTGAGATGGTTCCGCCGCCCTTGACGTGCGCCATCTGCTTGTCAGCAGGCAGCGCCGCAAAGGCATCGCGAGTAAGTGCTTTCGAGCCCGATCCGCCACCACCGCCACCATTTGCGCCGCTTCCGCTGGCGCCCGACCCCTTGAGGATCTGATCGCGATGTGGGTAGTGCTCGACCAGTGTTTCCAGTGCTTCGTCGAAGTTAGCGAGATCGCCCGGACGTTCGCGGGAGAACAGCTTGTTCCCGTTGCCGTCGTAGGCCACAACCTTTCCTTCCTCGATCTTGAAAGCCTTGCCAAATGCGGCGCGCGCCAGATCGCCAGGGATAGCCAACTTCTCCGCGATGAACTTCGAGCGGTCAAAGCTGCCGCCGATTCGTTCGTCGTAGAGCTGCTGTTGCAGCGTGTCGCGCTCGGTCTTGGTCTTGGTCAGGTCGGCCAGAAACTGCTTGTTTGCAGCCTCGACCTGCTCCTCGGCGGCTTTCTTCGCTGCCGCCTTGATTTCCTCGACCTTGCCGGCCGCGATCAGATCGCCGTCCTTGATGTTCTTGACAGTCTCGAGTGCGCGTTTCGCCGCGTCTGGGTCCTCAATGCCTTCGAACAGCTTCACCTTGCCGTCGAGTTCTTCGGCGCGCGTCCTGTGCGCCTTGTTCTCGCTGGTAAGTTGGCCGATCTTTGCAAATGCCTGCGCTCCATCGAAGGCGATTTCCTTGCCGTCGTCGTGCACATACACCGGCTTGCCATCCGAGAGGACTACGTGCCCCTGGTCATCGAGTTTCAGCTTCATGGTGGCTTTCCAGTCTCAAATAAATAGGCTATCTGCCCGTAGACGCCGCATTGCTTCCGCGCCGCGACAAACAAAAAGGCCGCAGTGGTTAGCTGCGGCCCGACTTCGTTGGGATTGCTCCCGTTAATCTGTGATGCCAACCTTGCCAAGTTCCTGCTTCGGCGTATTGGCCTTGATGCGCGTTTTTTCGTCTTCCCAACTTACGTCGGGACCGATCACGCCGCGGCGCTGACCTTCTCGATAGAGCGTTTCATCCGATAGCGTTCCATCGACGTTCATGTCCCGCAGTAGCTCAAGCGATGCAGCCTCAAGCGACGCGACGCCGAAGTCCTTGAACACGGTGACGTGCCCGCCTTCTGGCAACCGGACCCATTCCGCGACGAGCTGCAATGCTTCGTCCAGCGCGTCTTCCAGATCCTGTGCGATGCGCTGAAGCACGCACATACCGGCTTCGTTATCGGCCTGTGTCTGGACGATCGTGGTATTGCCCGGCTTGATAACGAGCAGCTCTGCACCGACCTGACGCATACCGTCTTCGAGGTCCTTCAGCGACTGGCGACCGGCCTCGATCGCCTTGCCCGAGTGCTCGACATAGCGAAGATCGGCATTCTCACCGTCCGCAACGATGGCCGATGATGTCCCTACGGTGATTTCAGCGCCGTCGAGATTCTTGCCGAACAGCAGCGGGATGCGAGCGATGTGCAGAATCGTCTGCTGGTCAGATTTGCTCTGCCAGTGCTCGACATTCATGTGCGCCAGTTCGACCAAGGGCGCCGTACCCTGCATGAAACCAGTCCGCTTGCCGTAGACCGGCACGAACGGAATTTTCTTGAGAGTCGTCGAGCCCTTGTCGTGAATCACCCAGATCTTCTTTCCGTCCGCGTCTACCTGGTCGCTCTCTCGCCACACTTCCCACTTGCCGGGGTAGAGAACGCGCACCTGGTCAATCGTCGTCTCGGCGAAAGGACCATCTGGCTCGGTGACCGACTCCAGAAAGCGCAACTGGGTGAGTGTCAGAACGCCGTTGATTCGCTGCGCCCGCCAGCCCAGAATATTCTGCTTGTGGATATGGACGAGGTAAGGTCGGACGCCCGCTGCAGCTTCGTCGGCTCTCGTCTTCAAGCGACCGCGAGTAGGTGGGAAGTCGGCAAGGATGCCGCACAGCCCGTAGTCGATCGCGTGCTTACATACCGCCGCGCCGAACGCGTGCAGGTTGTGCCCCTGCAGATCGATGTTCTCGCACCACTCCTTGATCTGCTCCGGAACGTCATCTGCGAACGTAAGGGGCTTCGAGAAGGGCTTTCCGGTCAGAACCTCCGTCGTCCGCGCATAAGCAGGAAACAGCGTGGCTGCGGCGCACCTAGCCTTATAGGCAGAGTCTGTCTCGTTGGGCCACTGCGGCAGATACGTCTTGCCAGCCTTGCGCATGGCGGTCGTCCCGCCCAACAGCGCGGCAATGACCGCATCATCCTCGGTCATCGCATCTACTGCGGGCGTTGTGTCTCGGACGGTGGATGTCATGCGGTTGGCTTATGCGTTGAAACTGGTTACGGTGGTGGTGCGCTTGACGATCGGGTAGGTCTTCACGATGAAGTAGCCGCCTGCGTCGTTCGGGTGATCGAATCCAGCCGTCTTATCTGGCTGACTCTTCTCGTCCCACACCTGACGCTCGAGCGCCTGCGTGTATTTCGGGCATTTCTTCGTGTTCACCAGCAAACGTCGGTCGCCATACGTGTTGCAAAGCATCGCGTTTTTGCTGTTGATGCGGTCCTTGACGGCGGGATTGGCTGAATTCACAACCACCTTAAAGCCGCCCTTCTTCAGCAATGCAATATCTGACTCGCTGGCATTGCTGGTTTTTCGGTTGTCGCCAGACGCGTCCGGATAGACCGTGATCTTGTGGCCGGCGTAGCGCTCGTTGATCTTTTCAATGATGGCCGGCGTATCGAACACGTCGACCATCTCGTCTACCGCCCGCGGCTCGCCGTCACGAATGACAAAAACGATGCCGCTCATGTGGGCGACGTTAAAGTCCATGCCAATATGCAGCTCGTCGCCAGCTTGGATCGTCTCGTCAGTGTGATTCGCCCGACGATCAAAGCAGTAGTAAATGACGCCCTGGTAATTCTCAAAGCTGGCTTCGTACTCTTGCCGGTACGTGCGCGGGTCCATGCTGCGACGCGCCGCTTCGATTTCCTCTACCGGGACGTTGCCGCCCTGAACCGATGTGTACAGCCAGCTTTTGTGATCCGGCTCGCGGCCATCCTGGCCAGCCAGATAGGTGTCGTAGCAATGATTGAATCCCTTCGGCGTGCCGATCCGTAAAGCATGGCCGCCGCGGCGCTCGACGCCATCAACGTAGTAGCGACAGGTCGAAAGCATCGGGCGCAGGACTTCTTCCCACGCCTCATATGGGCAATCCGCCCACTCGTCGACCAGCACGAAGAACAGACCGGAACCGCGCAGATTGTCGTAAGCATCCAGCCCGACAATTCGCATCACATGCCCGGTCTTGAGCGTGATGCTGCATTCCGTCTCGTTCGGCTTGCCAAAGCGCCAGTTCGGCGGAATCGCTTTTTTCAGCCGGCGCCAGAAAACGCGCTTTGCCTGCTTGAACGTCGGAGCCGCGTACCAGATCTCGTCGTCAGTCGACACGCCCCATTTGGCAGCCAGCTTGGCCGCCCGGCGCATCTCTTTGGCACCGAGAAACGTCTTGCCGAAGCGTCGACCGCATACGGCATCGCGGAAACGAGCCTCAGGCTGGAAACCCCACGCAAAGATGTTCGCCTGTTTCGGCGTCAGATTGACG